TAGCTGCCACTGATCGGTGCGACCTTGACGATAACCTTATAGTCATGTTTTCGGCTGCAGAGATACTAACCCGGTCTAAGGCTGAAGACGCCCAGGCTAAGCTTGCGCTGGCTAACGCCCATTACAACAAGCTCAAAGGGGCTGGCATCAAGAATGATCGCTTCATATACGGAGGCGGCACCAGCCACAATGACAGGCTTAGAATAGTGGGAGGACGTTTCGTAAGAGACGACAGATCTTAATGCCATATACCATTGTAGACAATTTCTCGGCTGGACTAGACTCCAGGCGTCATATTCTTAACTCTAAGCCTGGGACATTAGCAAAGATCGTCAACGCGCACATTACGCGCGGGGGCGAAATAGAAAAACGTAAGAAATTTGAACTTTTTGATGATTCATTTAGTGGCTTTGATGATCTAGCCGTTTATGGACTAGAAGCCACTTCTGATGGTCTTTATGCTTTTACAACGCATGAAGACGTATTCCTGCCGCAGCCGGTCAACGGAAAGGTGACGCTGCAAAGACTTCTGATTCCAGACCTCCCCCCCGCAGTGGGTGTCGGAAAAATCTTTGGGACAGGAAGCCCGGCAAAGATAAAAAACAATCAAACTCCTGTATTATCTACTGTTTTTGGAGGAAAAATATTTGCCATAAACAAGTATGCGGAAATATTTTTCAATCCACCACAGCCTGGATATCGTCTTTTCCCGTTTTGTTTAGCTTTTTACGATGGAGTGCCGATCAAAGGTTGGTATCGCGGTATTGCTGAATGGAGCACCATGGAGTTTACATTGGCGCACAGCATGGCGTCCTATTTCTCAACCGAAGAGACCCCCGGATACACGGCTGAAGTTTTTCAAACCCCATTTGGCGCAGCGCAACAAGGGTGGGGCTTTACGATTACCGGGAAGCCAGCAATTGCATTTGATGTTACGCACGTTAGTCAGACTAAGGAATATTTTGATGTAACGATTACTGAAGTTCAAAAAAAGGTAGACTTTGTCCCTTCTACTCCAGCTAAGTGCGAAAAAATACTTACCGGAGGGTATGAGGTAAATTCTACTGTCTTTAAGGCCTCAAGATATCTCCAGGCTTACAAGCTTCCCGGGATCAGGAGCATTAGAGTCGGAGCAAGCTCCGCTACGGCAGACGATGGAACTGATCTAATCGGATGGACCGCAACGCAGGGTCTTCTCTACAACACATACCCGGCAAGCGGTGTCGGATCTCCTACAGGTGAATTGTGGTGGACGCTAAGAAAAGCTATTAACGATAACACTTATGCTGGCCTTGCCCACAAATACAGGGCAGAGATGCAGTCGTTTGGCGGATGGTCTGGATGGGATCCTGCAAACCTTTGGGTCAAGGCTCCTTCTGATTTTGGACCGAGAGCGAACGGAGAGTTGCTACAAATTGAGTTCGATTCGGACCCGAGAAACGCTGGTGTTGGAAACCTTGGAGATCTAATCGATGTAAGTTCGGTTGCCCATAGCCCTTATAACGCAGGAAAATTTATCGCCACCATGGGCGTCTTTGCCGGAGGTGCGGACAATCAAGTTACTGCAATTAATATTGATGGCGTGGATATCCTTGGAGCACCCGTGTCCTGGGAGCAATCCCATAGCTACACAATGGGCAAGATAAAGACTCAGATTGAAGAATACGCCTCTACTGTAGAGTATGATATTTCTGTTTCCGGCCCAACGATGACGTTTACCGGCAAACCAGGCACAGGCAAGGAACTAAACAACAAGTCGGTCACATTTGTTCTCAACGGAAACATGATCATTACCGGAGCTGCTATGTTCTCTGGCGGCATCAGCTTTGTTGCCGCGCTTCCGCAGAAGACAAACGTTACTTACCTTCAGAAAAGTGGCGCCCAGATCAATCCGAGAGGAATGAAGTTTGGTATTACAATTACGCCATCAGACAATCCTACAAGCCCGATGGTTGTTGGCGCGACACGAATGGCAGACGTATTCGGAAAGGACCCATCCTTTGTATTTACCTATAAATCAAAAATATATGTTGGCTTCGGATCTGTAGTCTACTTTTCTGCACTTAATGACTGCACCAAGTGGGACTTGTATGACCTCGGTTCCGGGTTCATCGATATGTCTAACAATTTTGGAGGCAGAGAAGACATAACGGCTTGCGGAGTATACCAGGACAAGATGGTGTTTTTCACGAACAGGAGCCTCCAGACTTGGTATATGGACCCTGACCCATCACTTAACAGGCAGATACAGGTCATAGAAAATTCCGGGTGCATAGCGCCTGAAACTGTAATTTCCATTGGATCAACGGATTTAGTTTACCTTAGCGAAAACGGAATAAGATCCGTAAGGGCGAGGGAAAGCACTGATTCGGCATACACAAACGACATTGGTTCAGCTATTGATGAGACTATAATTCGTGATATGCACGAAATAGACCAACGAGTCCTTAATCCTAATCTGCCCTCTAACTGGGAGATTTACGCCTCTGGAGCCTCTAAGAATACGGCAAAGGCTGCTATTGATCCAATTGACGGAAGGCTAATTGTCATAATGGCTGACAAGGCATATGTCTTATCAATGTTTGCCGGTGCCAGCATAACTGCGTGGTCTAACTACGATGCTTCAGAGATTAAATATGCAACGAACATGGTTCAATACAAAGACCGGCTTTACGTTGCCACTCATTTTTACGATGGATCTAGCGGGCATCACATATATTGCTATGGCGGGGAAAATGGTCAGGCATACGACAGCTGCGCGGTGGACATAGAGATGCCATACTTGGACACCGGAAAGCCAGCCACATACAAAGAGGCAAAGGGTGTAGATATAACCTGTGATGGCAATTGGTCCATATACATGGGCTTTGACCATACTAATGTTCAGGCAAGAGATCTAATTGCCAATCTATCACAATCGTCCTTTGCTTTTGGACGGATAACCGCAACTGGGTATGGAACGCACTTTGGACCTAAATTTGTAAGCCAGGCTCCTGGTCCTGCAAAAATAGCCAATTTCATGGTCCACTACGACGACAAGCATTCTAAACACGAGGCAGGATGACCAAGTTTACAAAAATCAACAGGCCTGACCTGGATCATGTGATTAAAAACATGAGGCAAAACGACAAAAAGGAGGTTTTTGCCACTAGATGGACTGACTGTGAAGAAGAATTAGGTGACGATCTGATGAATGGTGGAGATTTTGCTTGGGTTTCTGGTGCCAATGGTAAGCCGATTGCTGCCTTCGGTGCCATACCGGTCTGGAACGGGGTGTGGGCGGTGTGGATGTTTGCCACTGACGAATGGCCCTTGGTTGCCTTTGAGACTACCCGATTCATTCGTAGGATAATGATCCAGAGCCTTAAGGACATAGGGGCGCACAGGGCAGAATGCCGGTCCTGGGAGGGGCACCCTGAAGCCCACAAGTGGCTCAGGTCGCTCGGCGCCCACAAGGAGTCTGAAATTGAAAACTTTGGCAGGGATGGTGAGAAATTCCACCTTTACTGCTGGACTAAGGAAGTAACACGACCACACTCTCAATAAAACAATACGACTATGTGCTCAGGAGGAGGATCAGATGGCTACGCCAGGCAATCTCGTGAAGACGAAATGGCCCGTCAGGAGCGTATCAAGACCGGGACGGCTGACGTGAACGCCAAGTTTTCCGGTTTTAACGACTCTTTCTATGGTCAGCGTCAGCAAGATTACAAGAATTACGCGGAACCGCAGCTGCGCGAGCAGATGAAGGGTGAAAGTTCTAATTTGGCATACAATCTAGCCCGTTCAGGCCTTACTGACTCAAGCGAAAGATCTCGAAATGAAGGCGAACTTCAACGCCAATTTAGCCAGGGCAAAGCAGACATAGCCAGCGCAGCCCTCGATCAGAGCAATCAGGCACGCCAGCGCACTGAACAAAATCGCTCCGAGCTTCTTGCTCAGCTAAACGCCACCGGTGACGCTGCCTCCATTGGGAGCCAGGCAATCAATCGAGCCGGTCTATTGTCTTCCCAACAGGCGTTTTCACCGCTTGGTCATATGTTTACCGCTACTACCGGCTTGCTAGGCAACGCGGCCACAGCTGGATATTACGACCGAAATGCCCCCGGCATCAACGCCTATAAGAATATGTTCGGAGGTGGCCGTTCATCTTCCGGCAGCGCGTCTCGAAACGTTAAGACCTGATTACCATGTGCGAACCAACTACAGCTACGCTTGCCCTAACTTCTCTCGGCCTTACTGCGGCTGGAACTGCAGCACAATATGCTGGTGCCAAGAAGTCAAAGAAAGCCATGGATGCTGTTGCTGCTGCTGAAAAGTTGCGCCAGGACAAATATAAAGAAGAGTCTAAAGTTCTGTTTGATCAGTCCCTTGGTCAGTCTGGGGCTGACGTTTCAAATGAGAACATAGCTGCCGCAGAAGCCAATCGCAATGCTGCCACTGATGTGGCCGTTACCGAGACATCCGGGTCCCAGGTCGGATCTACC